TCCGTCAAGAGCTTTCCAATTTGTTTTTAGATTTGTAGATGTAAAAAGGATTGGTTCGTATTTGATTTTCTTTTCGATTCTTCGACCGTGATCATATCCTCGTAAAAGAATTTGATTACCATATCGAGAAACGTTTGTATAGAATTGCAACATGTATATATTATACCATAGTTTAGTCGTTTTGTAAACGTTTTTTTCACTTTATTTTCAAAAGGTGGGGGCTAATTTCTTAGCCCCGCATGAGTTCAAGTGGCTCAACTACAAAGAGAACATGATTGTGATTGGTGCTAAACTAATAGCAGTTAATCCAGTTATCAAAGTAGTTAAGGCCTCATTAACGTCATCATATTTTCCAATCATATGGATTATAGATTTCATTATGTTTCTCCAGTAGAAGTTTAAGTTTTTCTACTGAGATTCGCCGTCATCAGCCTTTGAGAAAGGCTTTTTTCTTTGACCCAGTAGACCCTAATTCGATCTTCCTAGGACGCTTTTCTTCTGGGAGTTCAACTCTAGCATACACTACGAGTATTCCATCCTCAAGATCTGCACCATCTATTACGACAAATTCTGAGAGGCGGAAGCTCTTCTCAAATTTGCGAGATGAAATGCCTTTATAAGCATATTCACGGTCACTTGGTTCTACTTCACCTTTGATTTTAAGAATTCCGTCTTTGAGTTCGATATCAATATCGTCCTTCTTAAATCCAGCAACAGCAAGTTCGATTAAGAATTTTTCTTCATCGATCTTTACGACGTTGTGTGGTGGGTAGTTATCATTTCCAGATCTAGCACTTTGATGAATCCTTTCCAGGTCTTCAAATAATGTGTCAAATCCAACGAATAGCGAACGTGGTACGTTCAAAGTATTTCTTACCATTTTATTTCCTCCTATAATAGCAAGGTTAGTTTAGGACCCGATTATTCGGCATCCACTTTTATTTATAATAGCTTAATTGCTACTTTTAAATAATTTGTGTAAATATACCAATAAGTAAACCAGCTGTAAACATTACTAGATATCCTAATAGAGTTAATTGATCGTCTATCATTTTGTTTTTTGGTATAAGTTTTAAGTTTTTTAATTCTTTTATTGTTTGCTTTCCTGTCATTCAGTCTTTTGTGTGTTCCCAATATTGTACTTTGGACAGAGCTCCCATTGAGATTTTTCCTTAAAGGGAATCACCTTAATTTGTCTTAATGGAGCAATCTCTTTTGCTAGGTCAGGATTAACTATTGATATAAGTCCCCAATCAGCTAGCAATGTTGATATTGTATTTCTACGATGTATATCATTTTCTAATAAATTAGATGGCTTTCCGTCTAATAAAAAGAGCTCTTTAAAATGGACGATGAAGTATCTGCCTTGCTTATGTAGTATATGACAAGACTGATATAGCTTTTGGTCCTTTCGTGATGCGACTCCAATACGAGTTAATGTTTCTCGTATCTTCAAAAAGTCGTCTGGTTCGTTAAGTGTAACTTCAAGCATGCTGCTTGGAGTCCAATCTGTGATCTGTATGTTATCGTTTTCCACCTTTGTAAATCCTCAATTTCAATTGTTCAATTTGTTCATGACTCATTAATGATAATGCAGATTTAGCCTTTTCATTACTATATCCATAATATTCTTTTATGAGTTCGAGATTATCGACTTCATTAGCCTTAATCCATTTGGACCATCTCTTCTTCTTCCTTATTATATTTATAAAAAAATCAAACTGAAGACGATTGTCTAGGTGATGAAAACGATTCATTTCGTTAGCATATAAAATAGTATCTTGAAAATAAGAAAGACCACGATTAATAATAAAGGCATTGTATTCTTTTTCAGCAATATCATCTACCATAATATCTTTCTTAGATTCATTGATTGCTTTTAAATACTCAAACGGATTCATTTTCTTTTATATAAATTTTTGCTTGATCTTCATTTTCAAAGATGCGTTCATATTTTACTTCGTTATCTTCGAAGCGAACAACTCTCCATCTTGTAACTTCAAGATCATACATGACTGGCCACATTTGATATCTTACACTGATATCTTCTTCTGGACCAAAGGTTCCATTATGTAGATTGTGAATATATTTTTTCATTTGAATTTGACTCCTGCCATTACTTCAGTTAAACATGCGACCATATTCAATTCATGATCTGCAACAAAACTGTTTTTGTATTGATAATCTGCCAAGATCAAAACCAATTGTGGTATTGATTGTGGTTCTACAAACTCGTTCATATTATCGTATATCTTACGAAACATAGCCGCAGGTTCAGTGTCAATATTATCTGCGACCCATTGTCTCATCTGCTTAAAGTTTTTAATTTTAAGAGAACTCATTAAAGTATCTAAAGAGATATCTGTTGCATTTACAAGTATTCCGCTATCAATCTTACCAAAGTTTGAATATCTTTGTAACTCATTGAGAGTTCTACGAAAGTCTGGAAAGTATTTAATAATCAGTTCAGCAAGAACAGCTGGATCTGAATTGATACTTTCAACTGCAAGTATTTGTTGTACTCTTTGCATAAACATACCAGCCAAAGCATCTCGTTCTTTCTTTGGCATAGCAAATTCAATCACACTACATCGAGAATGTAATGGTTCTATAATACGATTCTTAAAATTGCATGTTAATATAAACCTACAATTGGATGAAAATTCTTCAATGAATCCACGTAATGCTGGTTGAGTTGATTGTGGGTTAAGGTAATCCGCTTCGTCAAGGATGACCACTTTGTAGCCACCAGATAAGGAAACTGACGAAGCGAATTGTTTGATTTTATTTCTTAGTGTATCAATACCTGATTCTTCTGATCCATTGATAACAATATAATCTAAATCAAGTTCATTGCAAAGTGCACGAGCAACTGTGGTTTTACCTGTACCCGCTGTTCCAGTGAGCATCATATTTTGAAGCTCTCCACCTGCAACTATGTTTGAGAATGTTTTTCTTAAATCATTTGAGAGTATACACTCTTCGATTTTCTTTGGTCGATATTTTTCAACCCAGAGGAATTCATCCATTGATTACCTCCCATGATTCAACTGTATCTAATCTGAATGATCTCCAAGCTGATTTATCAAGTGACCATACTGGAAATGCTTCCATCTCTGTTGGTGAATAATTAATAGTTGATGTTACTCCATTTTCTTTTAAAGCTTCTGGTTGTAGAGTACAAGGCATAACTCTTATTTCGCCTGTATCTATTTTTTTGAATGTAACTGTGACTTGCCCATTTTGTAAAGCCTTGAGCAATTTGGCTTTTTCATTGTTGTTCATAATATATCCTATAATAATATGAGGGGGCTTTCACCCCTCTGCTTTTACTCTTCTGAAGCTGGTTCTTCAACAACAGGAACTTCTCCTTCAGGAACATTTTCAGCTCCTTTAGATGCAGCGTTTAAGAAAGTAACGATTCTGTTTCTCAATCCTCCAACTGCTTCAAGTTCTGGTCCTTCAAATCCACCTCTTTTAGAACAGATATCAATTACCTGAACCATTGTTGCGATGTCTTTGAGAGACAGTTGAACTTGTTGTTCTTCTGTGCCTACTTCAGTTTCAGTGGTATTCACTTCTTCTGTCATAATTTTCTCCTATGCATAGTTACGAAAATAAGAAGACCCGAGCATCGGCATCTTCCATTCCTACAAAGTATTTATACATTGTAGCTTGAGTTTTTCTCAAGAGCGATAAAATAATCCACTGGATAGTTACTATTAGTCCAGTTAGAAATTAGCTTTGAGCTTATGCTTACAAAGTAATCTCCTGGTAGTAACTTCAAGTTTGGAATACTTACCACGAAGCTAAACTCATTTTTACATGAGTTGTCTTTATCTAGTTCAATCTCAAAAACATTTGAAGTTGAGTCTCTTGTATCAAGTACAGAGGCTTCAACAACTCCATTGTTTCCTGTGATTGCTAGCTCAGTATGACCTAAAACAGCTGCAGCCTTTCGAATCTGATTTAATTTATCTTCTTCGATATTGACTCCAAGCTCTGGATCAGGCATCTGAATTTCTTTTTGAGGAGTGGTAAGGATATCGCTTTCAGAAAAGAAATATCTGATCTTTTGACCACTCCCTTGAATTAATACTGACTTGTCTTCAAACTGTAAAGTTGGTTGGTCAATTAAACTTAAGACTGATAAGAATTCGTTTAAGTCATAGACTCCAAACTCTTGTGGAAAGTCTTCTACAATAGTTGCTGATGCAAGAATTGTTT